GAAAGAACATGGTCCGCATGGCAGAGATGCAGAAAAAATTAATTAAAGAAGAAGCCGAGCGGATGGAGGGTATGGCAGAGTGGAAGGCTAGAATCTTAGGTATAAGCAAAGACGATGCAATTTGAATGTCAAGAGTGCGGAAAGACCTTTGAATCGCAGAGAGGGCTTCACATGCACATTAAAGCGCATAATATGCTCCTTGGTGAGTATTACGTCAAACATTACCCACGTTTTGACAAACTTACAGAGAAGCCTATAGAATTTAAAAATGCGAAACAGTATTTTTCTATGGACTTCAATAGTCCTGAAAATATGAGGCGTTGGTGTCTTCAAGCCCCAGAAGATGAAACAAAAAAATATGTATTGGAGAAATTTCAAAAACGACTAGAGAAAAAGAACCTAAGACACGGTCCATCTAGTTTATACCTCAAGACTGGGGATTGGCCAACGTTAGACATAATCAAGAAACTTTTCGGCAGTTACACCGCATTGTGTGATGCGTTAGGGGTTGAGCCAGCATATAATAAAAATTTGTGTAAGGAGTTTTTTGAAAATTGTAATAATGCGGAAATATGGATCGATACTAGGGAGAATAAACCTTTGTCTTTCGAAAACTCTCTTATTCATAAATTAGACTTTGGTGATTATACTCTGCCCCCACAAAACTATACATATACTCACGTTGAACGTAAATCCTTTAGTGACTTTGCAGCTACAGTGACAAATGGCTATGATAGGTTTCTGAGAGAGATAGAACGGTGTAAGAGTTTGGGGTGTTATTTATTTATTGTTGTTGAGGCTGATTATAGAGATCTTTTTAAAATAAATCAGTCAGTTTATAAAAAATTTAATATGAAGTATGTTTTCAGTCGCCTTCGGGCTATTGAGGAACAATTTAGTGACTGCTGTCAATTTGTGTTCAGTGGTTCTAGGAAAGATAGTGAGGAATTAATACCCAAGATCCTCCACTGTGGTAAAAAACTTTGGAAAGTTGATTTACAATATTTTTGGGAAAAAGAATTAGAAAAAAATGGCTTGGATAGACGGGAATCAGGAACTCTACAAGAAATTCAAGAAAGTAAACCAAGAGGTTCTTTCAAAAGAAGGTTATATCGAAGAAGGAGAGGCTAAGCTCCTTCTATATAAATTTCTTAGGGATAATCCTTCATTCACCTGTGAGTTATTCACGGGTGTGAAGTTATTTCCCTTTCAGCATATGGCCATCAAATCTATGATGGAGACAGACTACTTTTTAGGAATCTGGAGTCGAGGCATGAGTAAATCATTCTCAACTGCTGTATTTGCTATCTTAGATGCTATTATGAATCAAGGAGTTCAGATAGGTATCATATCCAAGTCTTTTCGTCAGGCTAAGATGATTTTCAAAAAGATTGAGGATATTGCTAAAAGCCCTAAAGCAGAGTTTCTATCTCAATGCATAACTAGGACATCTAAAATGAATGATGAATGGGTTATGGAAATAGGCACTAGTAGTATCAGAGCGTTGCCTTTGGGTGATGGAGAAAAGCTGCGAGGCTTCCGATTCCAGAGAATGATCATAGATGAGCTTCTCCTGATGCCTGAGAAGATTTTCAACGAGGTTATCATGCCATTCCTATCTGTCGTTGAGAATCCAACTGAGCGCCAAGAAACGTATGATATCGAGACGAAGATGATCGAAGAGGGAGAGATGGAGGAAAGCGAAAGGACTCGTTGGCCAAATAACAAAATTATTGGTTTATCTTCTGCATCCTACAAATTTGAATACCTTTATAAGCTTTATCAACAATATGAGAGCTTAATCATTAATGAGAACAAGCAAGACGGCGCTCATCGTGTGATTATGCATTTCAGTTATGATTGCGCCCCTGATCAGCTATATGATCAAAATTTGATTAACCAATCTAAATCAACAATGAGTCAATCTCAGTTTGATCGAGAGTTTGGAGCTGTATTTACAGATGATAGCTCTGGTTACTTCAAAGTCAGTAAAATGGCTTCTTGTACTATTCCTGACGGAGAAGGTCAATGTGTAGAGGTTATTGGAGACCCCTCCTCGAAATACATATTGGCATTTGACCCTTCTTGGTCTGAGAGTGAAAGCTCAGATGATTTTGCTATACTTGTAATAAAAGTCCACCCAGACACTAGAAAGGGTACTGTAGTGCATAGCTATGCTGTTTCTGGCTCTAGCTTACAAACACACATAAGATATATGGCGTATCTGTTAACTAACTTCAATATTGAGATGGTTGTAGGTGACTACAATGGAGGTGTCCAGTTTTTGAGCGCGTGTAAGGAGAGCGGCATATTTAAAAAAGAAAAATTAAAAATAGATACTGTAGAGGCTGAATTAGACAACCCGAAAGATTATCAGAAAGGTATTAGACAATTAAAGAACTCAATAGATAAATCCTCTAGAAAATTTGTGTTTTTAAGGAAGCCTAGTTCTATATGGATTCGTTTCGCTAATGAGAGCTTGCAATCTGCATTCGATCATAAACGGATATTCTTCGCTGGTTCAGCTATGGATGAGAACTACAACTTACAGAGAAAAGCTAATATCCCCATTGAGAATTTAAAGTTCTTGAGAAATCAAGATGCGGAAGAAAAGAATAAGGGAGCTAAGATGATCGATTTTGTAGAGCATCAGAGAGATATGATGGATCTTATGAAAGTACAATGTGCTTTAGTGCAGGTTACCACATCTCCACAAGGGACACAGAGTTTTGATCTCCCGCCCAACTTAAGGAAGCAGCGGGGAGCCGATAAAGCCCGGAAAGATTCATATTCTGCCTTGGTTCTAGGTAACTGGGCCATGAATGTTTACTTCGATATGTTAGAGGATAATGGGTCTTCAGTTACAGAAACTTTCACCCCAATGTTTATTTCTTAACTTTTAAAAGTTAGAAAGTTACTTTTGGTGTAATATAATTATACAATGGCTAGGAAGTATACAAAAAAATCTGATTACTGGAAAAAATTCCAAAGCAACGATAGTTTGCAGCAATTATCTCAAGCCCGAAACACTGAAGAGTCTTACACTCCAGAGCTATTAGGTGAATCTTTTTACACCTCTGACGCTTCCTATAAAAAAGTGTCTAAAGCTAGGACTAACAGGGCGGGGACTACTAATTCCGCTAGAGTTAACTCTTCAGCTATGAGGACAACTATAGATAGGTTTTCTAGCATCCGTAAAGGGTTGCTACCTTATGAGTATGCCGGAGATGGAGTGAATGTCCGGGAAGGTATTGAACTTTGTCAAAAAGCTTATGCTAATGTCGCGGTGTTCAGAAATGCGATAGATGTTATGTCTGAGTTCGCGAACACAGAGATTTACCTAGAGGGTGGCTCTAAAAAAAGCAGGGAGTTCTTCCAGCAGTTTTTCAAGCGGATAAACTTACAAAATTTAAAAGATCAGTATTTTCGAGAGTACTACCGGAGCGGTAACATCTTTCTCTATAGGTTCGACGGAGAGTTCGAAGCTGAAGATTACGCCCGGTTAATGAATCAGGTTGGAGCTATCAACCCGACAGCAAACAAAATACCAGTAAAGTATGTTGTCCTTAACCCTTTCGATATCGTATCTAAAAGGGCTACAACATTCAATGTCGGGGCATATGAAAAGGTGCTTTCTGAGTATGAGTTATCTAGGCTGCAAAACCCCTCTACAGAGGAAGATCAATTGGTTTATGATGCTTTAGATCCTGAAATGAAGAAGCTTGTGAAAGATGGCTCTTATTATACGGATGGTATTAAAGTTGAGTTAGATCCTAAGCGTCTGAGCTTTTCATTTTACAAGAAACAAGATTATGAGCCATTTGCTATACCATTTGGTTATCCAGTCCTAGAAGATATCAACGCTAAGCTTGAGCTTAAGAAGATGGACCAAGCAATTACTCGCACTGTGGAGAATGTTATACTTCTTATCACTATGGGTGCTGAACCTGATAAAGGAGGCGTTAATGCTAATAACATCAATGCTATGCAACATTTATTTAAAAATGAGAGTGTTGGCCGGGTCTTAGTTTCTGACCATACAACGAAAGCGGATTTTGTTATCCCTGATCTGAATAAAGTTCTAGGGCCAGCTAAATATCAAATACTCAATGAGGACATCAAGCAAGGTCTTCAGAATATTGTTGTCGGGGATGAAAAATATAATTCTACTCAAGTCAAAGCTCAAATATTCATTGACCGACTCAAAGAGGCTAGGAGTTGTTTCTTAAATGATTTCCTACAAAGAGAAATAAAAAGAATTGCTAATAGTTTAGGTTTCAAATCATATCCGACCGCAACCATGAAGGATATTGATATGAGAGATGAAACGCAGCTTATGCGTGTATCTACTCGCCTTATGGAGCTTGGAATTCTTACGCCTCAACAGGGTATGCAGATGTTCCACAATGGTCAGTTCCCAAATGCCGAAGATATAGCTCCTGCACAAAGCAAGTTTATTGAACAGCGTAAAGAAGGTTTCTATAACCCTATCGTTGGAGGTGTTCCAATGATAGAAGACGAAATCTCTGAAAAGTCTCAAACCCCTGAAGCTGCAGGTAGACCTCATGGTACTACAACAGTAGAGAAAGATAAGGTGTCTAATGCTGAATATTCCAGAAGTGATATCCAAAATACTATTTACTCTATAGAAGCTTTTAATTCTTTGGCTACAGACAGCGCTAAAGAAAAATTTGGAGAAACTTTAAATGAGCAACAAGAAGAGATGGTCGCGAAACTTTGCGAGTCGATTATATGCTCTACAGACAAGCAAAATTGGAATCAAACCTTAGAAGCTTGTATAGAAAATTTCGAACTTATCGAAGAATTAAATGTAATGAATGAAGTTTTAAGTGTAGCTAATAAGCATAACCTAGAAGTTTATCCATCAGCAATATTATACCACAGTCATGAAAATTGATCCAGAACAAATTGAAGTACCCCTAGAAAAAACTGTTAGTTTTAAAAATGGGGAAGCTGAAGTCTCAATCGCTAGCAAGTATAAAGGCTCAGAAGCAGGTTTATATAAATCTTATATGAGCGTCTGTGCATCAGACGACAAAGCTTTGACCGATACCGCAGGTATGGACTCAAACGCTACTTACGCTGCTTGCGCCGTTAAATATGACAATATGCGAGCTATGATGACAGAAGAAGGCAAAGGAGAGTTAACTGATAAACAGAAAAAACTCCCACCCGCCATTCAGAAAGCTATTTTAGAGAAAATGAAAAAAGATGGCAAACTCAGTAAAGAAGAGT